GCAGGGAACGCCTTGATGATAGTCCATACAATATGCCCATCGTGACGGATGCTGCCAACAGGATTCAGGATACTCCTTGGAGGATCAATAAGGATGTGTTGCGGGTGCTGAAGGCTTGCTGGGAGCTGGACAACGAGCTTGGGGAGCTGCCACCAAGGGAGAACCTGCCTCTCCCAGAGAAACCAGCGGATATTGAAACCAACAGGGACTCCCGCCGGGAATATGCAAGAGCTGCTGCCAAGACCTATGAAATCAACCAGACCAAGTCTTCCATCAGGTTGATGGTTTCAAAGATTCTACTGGTAGCTGATGAGATGGGTGTGGATCAACATTTCTACTTTCCCGTGCAACTGGATTTCAGGGGAAGGCTTTACTACATCCCTCAATATCTTAACCCGCAGGGAACAGATTTTGCCAGAGGGCTTCTGACATTCTACTCAAGTTACATGGTGGGTAAGGGAATCAAATGGGTGGAGATTCACGGAGCCAACTGCTGGGGTGTGGATAAGCTTTCCTTTGAAGGCAGGAGGAGCTGGGTGCAGGAGAATAGGGAGCATATAAGAAAATCCACGGAAGACCCACTAGCCTACAGGTGGTGGTCTTCTGCGGAGAAGCCTTGGCAGTTTCTAGCCTTTTGTTTTGACTACGTTAACTTCATGGATAACAAGACCGGGGATTACTTTTCCAGACTGCCCATCTACCTCGATGCCTCCTCAAATGGCATCCAGATTCTCAGCCTGTTGGGAAGGGATGAGGTGGGAGCTACCCAGACCAATCTGGTGGAGCTGGAGAAGCCCAACGACATCTATGCCTTTATCGCCTCCAAGGTAGAGAAGAAAGTTGAAAAGGAGATAGGCACTGAGCCCTTGGCTTCCATATGGAAGAACGTGGGCATTGACAGGAAGCTGATGAAGCATCCGGTAATGTCGGTTCCCTATGGAGGCACCCAGTTCACGATCAGGGCAGAGCTGGAGCAGAGGCTCATCGAGGGCGTTGCCTCCAACCCCGCCATCGAGGAGGCACTAGGTGACAAGACTCCCTATAGTGCCTCCCAGTGGCTCGCCAAGATTGCGTGGAAAACCATAAGGAAGGAGATTGGAAGGGCCATCGATGTCATGGATCACATCAGGTTGGTGGGCGATGCCTCAGTGAGGGAGGATAAGGCCATTCGATGGAAAACTCCAAGTGGTTTCCAGTTTGAACAGGCATATGTGGAGACCAAGTTAATCACGGTTAAAACCGTGCTGGACTTGAAGTACTCCGCAACCAGCCTCTTGGCCAAGGATTTGGATTCCCTTTCAATTCGGAAAAACAGGAATGCTGTTGCGCCCAACTTTGTCCACTGCATAGACGCTGCTATTCTGCACATGGCTGTATCCAGAATTAGGTTCCCGATAGCAGCAGTCCACGATTGCTTTGCCACCCATGCTCTCTTTATGGATGACTTAATGGCAGTCTTAAAGCGCGTGTATTGTGACGTATTTTCCTCTGAAAAGCTGGTAAAAGACTTCAAAAGCTCTGTCCTTGCCCCTGATAAAGCCTTGCAAATCAAGGACTTAGAGCAATATGAATTTGATATTGACAGAATCCAAACTGCCAACTACTTTTTCCACTAGCTGCTGCCCAAATGCAGTGAGCTTTTAACTGACTAAAAATAAATGAGTGCTAATAACCATAAACTACTACTACAAATAACTTCACCTCTTGGTATCGCGGTTTACCCCCGGCTTAATGAGCCTGACACAAAGTTCGATGCTGATGGTGTGTATCAAGTGCAACTTTCCCTGACACAAGAGGAGGCCAAGCCCTTCTTGGAAAAGGTTAAAAAACACTTGGATGTTTTTTTCAAGGAAACCAAAAAAACTACAGGTAAAGCCAAGCTGGCTTATTGTGACAGCGTTCCTTGGAAAGCTTGCGAAATGCATGATGGAAATATTTCCATCCGTTTCAAACAAAAGGCCAAGATCAAGAACCGTAAAGGGGAAGAGTTTGAACTCGATATCCAACGCTTCAACAAGAAGGGCGAAGCGATTGATTCCCTCATCGGTGGTGGGTCTACTATACAAGTGGCGACTGATGTGTACCCTTGGTACAATCCTTCCCTTGGCGTCGGTGTGACACTGCGTATAAAGGCCGTGATGGTTCACGACCTCCACAGTCCCTCTGCGGGGGGTAAGGCTGAAGATTATGGTTTCAGCGTGGAGGAAGTAGCCGTTGTTGAAGGTGGCGAATCCTTTCCTGACTCCTTGTTCGCTCAGGGTGAAGAAGGGAAAGCTACTGCTGACAAAAAACCAGATGAGCCGAAAAAGCCAGAAGTAGCCGTAGATGTCATTGACTTCTAGGTTTCGTTCTGGATTTGAGAACAGGGTTGCCATAGACCTTGAACTCAATGGGGTGGGCTTCGGGTACGAGACCCAAAAAGTTAAGTACCTGAAGCCTCCCCAAGACTCCACTTATACTCCAGACTTTATCCTTGATAGCGGGGTTATTGTCGAGTGCAAGGGTGTTCTAAAACTAGAGGATAGGAAAAAGCATTTGTGGATAAAGGAGCAGCATCCTACACTAGATATCCGCTTCTGTTTTCAGCGAGCAAAAAACACAATTAGAAAGGGAAGTAAAACTACTTATGGAGAATGGGCGAACAAACATGGCTTCAAATGGTGCGAGAAGCGCATCCCCAAATCGTGGGGAATCTAACAACAGCGAGAGTGATTTTCTAAGTCACATCCCCTGTGCAACCTGTGGCTCTTCGGATGCCAACAGTCTTTATTCAGACGGTCACACCTTCTGTTTCTCATGTGAAACTTATATGGGTGGGAGCGCATCGAGCGAAAACACTATAACTGATAAAAAACAAACCAGAAAAATGAACGGATATGAATTCTTAATTGGAGAGGTACAGCCTCTCAAAACCAGAGGGATAAATGCAGATACCTGCAAAAAGTGGGATTACAAATATAGTACCTTTCAGGGGAAACCTGTACAGGTGGCAACCTACAGGGATCAGTCAGGAAACATAACTGCCCAGAAGCTCAGGTTTCAGGATAAGGACTTTAAGATCATTGGGGATTCCAAGACGATGGGTCTCTACGGTCAGCACCTGTGGCCTGAAGGAGGCAAGATGGTAGTGGTTACGGAAGGGGAGATAGATGCCCTTTCAGTGAGCCAGTTGCAGGAGAACAAGTGGCCAGTGGTAAGTGTTCCCAATGGGGCTCCAGCAGCCAGAAAAGCCATTCAACGGGAACTGGAGTGGCTGGAGAAATTTGAGCGTGTGATCTTCATGTTTGATTCTGATGATTCAGGAAAGAAAGCCGCCAAGGAATGTGCAGAGCTGTTGTCGGTTGGTAAGGCAAGGATTGCCCTTCTTCCCATGAAGGATGCCAATGAGCTTCTGGTGGATCGTAGAGGGCGGGAAGTCATCGATGCCATCTGGGGAGCAAAGGAACATAGGCCCGATGGGATCGTGAAGGGTTCTGAATTATGGGATGTCATCTCCAAAGTGGAGGATATAGAAAGTGTAGCCTACCCTTGGACAGGGCTGAACAATCTCACCAGAGGTTTGAGGGTTGGGGAAATTGTCACCATTACCGCAGGGTCTGGTATAGGGAAATCTCAGGTATGCAGGGAGATTAGTCATTACCTCTTGTCTACCGGACAGAAGGTGGGCTACATCGCCTTGGAGGAGAGTATCAGGAGAACTGCCTTGGGCATTATTAGTATTGAACTTTGCAAGCCTCTCCATCTGGACATTAATCAGGTTGATCCTGATGAGCTGAAACAGGCTTTTGATAACTGTCTGGGAACTGACAAGTTTTTCACCTATGACCACTTCGGAAGCCTTGCTTCTACAAACCTCCTCAATAAGGTGCGATACATGGCTAAGGCATATGAATGCAGATACATTGTCTTGGATCACCTGAGTATCGTTGTGAGTGGCATGGGAGAGGGAGACGAGAGGAGGCTAATAGATAACACTATGACCCTCCTCCGCTCCCTCGTTGAGGAGCTGGACATATGCCTCCTGATAGTAAGCCATCTCAAGAGACCTGATGGCAGAGGGCATGAAGATGGTGCTTGCACTTCTTTGAGTCAACTTAGGGGGTCTGCGGCTATCGCTCAGTTAAGTGATATAGTGATTGGGCTGGAAAGGAACCAGCAGGATGAGGAAGCCAAGCACATCTCCACAGTCAGGGTGCTTAAAAACAGGTGGACGGGTGAAACAGGTATAGCAACCCACTTGGTTTACGATGGCGAAACTGGTAGGTTACAGGAGAATCAGCGGATTAGTGTCGAGAATGGAGGAGTAAAACAGGATGAAGAAAGGGAGGAGATCGCTAAAGAAGTAGATTTTTAATCTAGCGTTACCTCTGTTATGCCAGCAACTCCAACAATGGAAAAAGAATTCAAACTCAGCGCGAGAGCTAAAAAGCTGATTAAAGCAGCTTTGAAGTTCGATGACCTCAGTTCCATGAATGAAAAAAGGCGGGATGCCTTCCTAGACCTTATAGTATATATAAAAAATCTGGAGGGACGCTCCAGAGATAAGAACAAAAAATAATAGAATGAGCTACCAATTAATATTCGATGTGGAAACAGATGGCCTGATTCCTGAAGCTACCAAGGTGCATTGCATTGTCGCCTATAACCTGCAAACCCAGGAAATCACCCGCTTTAACGATCAAGGTGTTGGGCGGACGTTGGCAGAGGGTCTTAGATACCTGTCGGAGGCTGATACCCTTATAGGCCACAACATTCTGGATTTTGACATTCCGGTCTTGAGAAAGCTGTATCCACAATGGCACCCGCAAGGAAAGGTCTTTGATACCTTGGTGCTAACCCGCTTGGTGTGGGCTGATCTCAAGAACAATGACTTCAGTGAAATGCACAATACACTTCTTCCCACCAACATGATCGGTTCCCATAGCTTAAAGGCGTGGGGTTATCGGATAGGGGAGTTAAAGGGCAATTTCATGGAACAGGCTGATGATTATGATGAATGGAGCGTCGAGCTTGAGGAATACTGTGAACAGGATGTGCGGGTGACCGTGAAATTATTTAATACTATTTTCACGGAAAAGAAACCGGATATGAGGGCTTGCAGGTTGGAACATGATTTTGCACGGGTCATAAGGAGGCAAGAACAGCGCGGTTTCGCCTTTGATGTGGATGCCGCTGAGAATCTGGTCAAGGACTTGCAGATCAGGAGAGTGGAGCTACAGGAGGAATTGCAGAGTATCTTCCAACCCACTACGGAAAAACTCAAATCCTGCAATTACCTGTTTCAAGAGGAGTGTTTTGACAAGAAAGCAAACGCTGTGCTTAAAGCCAAGGAGTGGGCAAGGGCAGAAAAAGAAGCGGGTAGACCTATAACTCAGGCCAAGGCTGTTGCCCTTATTGAAAAGGGGGCTAACAAGATAAAGACCACGCCCTTTAACTGTGGTTCCCGTGACCAGATTGTTCAACGCTTTAAGGACAAGTATGGGTGGAAGCCCAAGGAATCTACTGATGGTGGCAAGGCCAAGCTGAATGAGGCTGTGCTGCGGGAGCTGGATTATCCAGAAGCCAAACCTCTTCTGGAATACCTGCTGGTTAGCAAGAGACTCAGCCAGATTGCTGAAGGCAGGGAAGCTTGGCTCTCCTTGGTGAAAGCTGATGGCAGAATTCACGGCAGGGTAAAGACCAATGGAGCCGTTACTGGTAGGTGTACCCACAGCAACCCAAACATGGCGCAAGTGCCACGGGTAGGTTCTGCCTACGGTGAAGAATGTAGAAGCCTGTTTGTAGCGGCAGAAGGTTTCAAGCTTGTAGGCTGTGATGCCTCTGGTTTGGAACTCAGGTGTTTGGCACACTTCATGGCCAAGTATGATAACGGGAGATATGTGCGGGAGCTGCTGGAAGGGGATATACATACCATAAACCAGAAAGCTGCTGGCTTACCTACAAGGGATGCTGCCAAGACCTTTATCTATGCTTTTTTATATGGTGCGGGTGATGAAAAAATAGGCTCTATTATAGATGGTGACGCTGCTTCTGGGAACAAGCTCAAGAAAAGATTCCTCGACAAGACTCCCGCTTTAAAGCAACTTAAACGTGACATACAGGAGGTGTCGGAACATCGAGGCCATCTTATAGGATTGGATGGAAGGGAGCTACCAGTACGATTTAAACACGCAGCCTTGAACACTTTACTACAATCTGCCGGGGCTTTGGTGATGAAGAAAGCCACCGTGATCTTTGATGAAGCCCGTTCTGAGCTGGGCATCGATCCAGAGGATGTAGGCTTGGTGGCCCATGTTCACGATGAAATGCAGATTGAAGTCAAGTCGCATCTGGTACAGCCTGTGATGGGGCTGGCAAAGGATTCTGTTAAATACGCTGGGAGGTTCTTTTCACTCAGGTGTCCACTGGCTGCGGAGGCCAAGGCGGGGATATCATGGGCTGACACTCACTAGAAATAGATGAGCCTCTTAAAGAGAAAATATTACAAGCAGATTGATTTGGCGTATGCAGCAGGGTATTTGGACGGTGAAGGGTGTTTTACTACAAACAATCACGGTACAGTCAGAATAGTGGTTAGTTGTACCTTTCCAGCAGTCCTAAGAAAATTAAAAAAGATATTTGGAGGTTCCATACACAAATGCAAACCAAGGCCCATCAACAAGAAAACTGTTTGGTCTTGGCAGATAAGTGGGTTAAGGGCTGTGTTGGTTTTAAGGGAGATCAGGCCATTTTTAAAGGAAAAGAGACTTCAAGGAGATTTACTTATTAAGTTGTGGAGCAACAAGGATTATTATGCTTCCAACCCTAGTAAGAAAAAAGCTATCGTTAAAAAATTAAAAGACCTTAAACAAGTGGACTACAAGAAGAAGTGTGCCAACAGATCAAAAAAGTTTAAAAAAGGCAAGCAGAGAAGAGTTGTTAGAAGAACTCCATAGCAGGAATCCTGAAGGTATTTTTGTTGTTCTTTGTGAGAACCCTGACTGCTGTATATATGAGGAGTCTACCAGAGTCTTTGTCAAGGCTACTCCTGAAGGCGTCACCCAAATATTCAGGGGGCTCTCTGGCTTCATGGATGATTATGCTAATAACCCCGGCAACTCCAAGAAGAATGGTGATGGCTTTGATCAAAATTTCACATTAAACTAAAAACTAAAATGAGTATAAATAGAGCCCTACTAATAGATGGAGATATAATTGCGTACCAACAGTGCGCTTCAATAGAAACCCCAACCCATTGGGGTAATGACCTTTGGACGCTTCACTGCGACTTCAAGAAAGCTAGAGCATCCATAGATGATGTTCTGAATGGCTTCATGGAAAAACTGGAGGCTGATAGTTGCATGATTGCCCTCAGTGATCATCAGAATTATAGAAAGGAGATATATCCAGCCTATAAGGAAAACCGGAAAAAGACCAGAAAGCCTGTGTGTTATGGGGAAGCACGGGAACACCTAATCTACACCAAAAATGCCAAGATATACTCCAAGTTGGAGGCTGATGATGTTCTTGGTGTATGGGCAACCAGCAAGCCTGTTGGCAAGGAGGAGGTTGAAAAGATTATAGTCAGCGTGGATAAGGACTTTAAAACCATCCCCTGTAACCTATACAATCCCAATGAGGATTCTCTAGGTATCCAGAAGATTCCTGAAGGCTTGGCTGACTACTGGTTCATGTACCAGACCCTGATTGGGGATAGCACGGATGGTTATCCCGGTTGTCCCACAATCGGCCCCAAGGGGGCGGAAAAGATTATAGGGTCTCCAAGGGAAATTTCTCTTGGAGAAATGTGGCCTCTAGTGGTGGCTACCTACGAGAAAAAAGGCTTGGGAGAGAGTCAGGCAATTATTCAGGCGCAACTCGCCAGAATTTTAAGGTCATGTGATTACAATAAAAAATACCAGAAAATAATGTTATGGAGCCCACATCAACTAACAGAAAAACAACCACAGGCATCGTTACAGACGAATTAATGGAAGATATATGTAGACAACTGGCGATAAAGACCAGTATGTCAAGGGAGGTGTTGCTGGTTATGCTGGAGAATCTTCAGGTCTTTGACACCAAGCAGCAGGATTATTCGTCAAATAATATAACAGCCTTTGGCGAAAAGGGTGTGGTTGTCAGATGTAACGATAAGATTGAAAGGTTAAAGAATCTTGTTTGGGATTCACAGGAAGCCAAACATGAAGCGGTGGCGGATACTTGGATGGACTTGTCTAATTACGCTTTAATTGGTTATCTCTGTAACAAAGGGCTTTGGAAATGACTACAGAAGATTTCCCGAATGTCTCAAAAAGACTGCTGGATTCCTTGGAGGTTAGTTTCCCGTTGAGCAAGCCCCAACTGGATTGGGATGAAAGAAGGGTATGGATGATGTCTGGAGAAAGGAATGTGGTTGACTTCCTAAAGGAAAAGTATGAGATTCAGCAGGAAAAAGGAATTTTATCCTCAAAACATGAATAAAGTAAAGAAATGAACAAAAGGTAAATTATTATGTGTTTTTTTGGTTCAAGCCGCAGTACTCCAGCTCCTCCACCTCCACCCCCAGCTCCAGTATCCGCGCTCCAGCCTACTGCGCCCATACCAATGGCTTTAACGCCACTGACCAAGGCAAAAAGCAGAAGGAGAAGGGGCGTCTCATACAAACGTCGAGGGCGATATGCCTTGAGGACTGACAAAGCTCTTGGGGGTTACGCTGAAAATAAGGGAATAAACGTCCCTGCCTAAAAAGGGCTTTTCAACTTTACAACTCTTATAACCAAGGGGGGAACTAGGCATGGCAGATAAAAAGATTTCCGATCTAACGGAATTAACAACCACTCCAGCGGCTGACGATGAACTTGCCATAGTTGATAAGTCAGAGACAGGTACTTCAGCAAGCGGCGAGACCAAGAAAATTACAAGAACCAAGTTGGTAGGGGGACTTGTATCTTCGGTTACCGGCACTGCTCCTATTGTTTCCTCTGAGGGAACCACTCCAGCAATTAGTGTAACTGCCGCAACCACAGCGGCTGCGGGTTCCATGTCAGCAGCGGATAAGACCCTGATGGATGGAGCAACGGAGGCTAATACCGCAAGTACCCTAGTAAAGCGGGATGCTTCCGGTAATTTTTCAGCAGGAGCAATCACAGCCTCGTTGACGGGCAATGTAACAGGCACCGCTGATGCAGTTACAACCAATGCTAATTTAACGGGTGATGTAACTTCTATTGGGAATGCTACCACTATAGCCGAAGGGGTAATTGTTGATGCTGACGTTAAATCCGATGCTGCTATAGCCTACTCCAAGCTTGGCACTGCTCCTACATTCAACCAAGACACCACAGGCAATGCTGATACAGCTACTACTGCTGCCAGTGCCGATGCACTTCAGGGAACTGCTGTTAGCTCTGCTACACCCTCTAATGGGGATATATTAAAATTATCAGGGGGAACTTGGACACCTTCAGACCTTACAGCCAGTGCTGCTATAACTGTAACAGATGAGGGAGGCTCTGCCTTAACCTCCAGTGTCAGTTCAATCGATTTTGTAGGTTCTGCGGTTACAGCCACAGCGGTTGGTGATGAGGTGACAGTAACCGTAACCGGGGGAGGGGGAGGAGTTGACTTGACAGGCAGTACTGATAACACAATTCCCACTGTTACCGGAGCAGATGCAATAGCGGGGGAAGATACTTTCACCTACGATGGGAGCGATTTAAAGATTACTGAAGCTGTAAATGACGGAAGCCCTTCATTTCAGATGGGGGCTGCTGATGCAGAGGCAGGTAAGATTCAGGCAGTTTATGATTCAGGCGCACAAACCTTAGATAAACTGGTTATCAGCACAGCTACTGCGGACTCTGGAGCGGACGCTGGCAAGGTTGTCGTCAACGTGGACGGAACGGATACGGTCACGTTTGATGATGATGGGATTGAAATTGTAGGAACTACTCCCCTTGTTCTGAACAGTGGGGCAACCTACAAGACTAATTTAAGTGTAGCGGCGGCTACTAGCTCCAGTAAGACCATCACGCTACCAGACGCCACCGATACTTTAGTAGGCAAAGCCACTACAGATACTCTTACTAATAAAACTCTCACAACCCCGATAATATCCAGTATCTCAAACACGGGAACCGTTACGCTCCCAACTGCCACTGATACATTAGTGGGTAGGGCCACTACGGATACTCTTACCAATAAGACATTAAGCGATTCAACCACCGTGATTGGCGACGAGGGGGATGCGTCCAAGGCTCTCGTCTTTAGTTTAGGGGCAGCTACGGCGGCAAAGACAGCGACTGTAACTTCATCTCATACGGATGACCGGACGATAACCCTCCCAGACGCCACCGATACTTTAGTAGGCAAAGCCACTACAGATACGCTTACGAACAAGACGCTGACAACCCCGGTAATATCTAGCATCTCAAACACGGGAACCGTTACTTTGCCAACCGACACCACAACCCTTGCTGGACTGGCCGTAGCCCAAGCATGGACACTCCCCCAACGCACCGCGCTACTGACAGATAACGATGGGAGCTTTGATTTAAGCGCAAAGCAGAACTTCTTCTGCACTCCCGGCACAGCCAGAGCGTTGACTTTCACAAACCCACAAGATGGGCAAAGCGGGTTTGTTAAGTTGGTTAATGCGGGAGCTTACGTCCACACCGCACACGCCAATACAAAGATTCATGCAGATGACCTTACCGCAATAGGCGCGGCGGGAACCTTCCTGTTGGGATACCTCAGTGACGGCACCGACACATGGGTAACTGTTTCAAAGGCTCTAGCTTAATGGCAATCACACAAAACAGCATAATCCCCGCAGTCGCCGCCGCAGAGGATGACTATGTGGTGGAGAACTCGCTGAAGTTTGACGGGAGTACGTCGTATCTGAGTCGGACATTTGGGACGCCGACAGACAACGATAAGTGGACTCTTTCATGCTGGATAAAACTATCTGAAATTCCCAACTCCTCCACCGGTGCCAACGGACACTATCTCTTGGCCGCATCAGCTACCGACTCATGGACAGCTTATGGGGGAGTGTACATTAACGGCTCTGGTCATCCGGGTAAGCTCACGTTCTTCTCACAAGACGCAACTGTATCAACGGAAGCAAGCTGCATCATCGACGGTGTACTGCGCGATTATTCGGCATGGTATCATTTGGTTGTTGTGGTGAATGGAGATAACACCGGGGGAGAGATTGAGATTTGGATAAATGGAGTCAACGAAACCCCGTCAAGTTTCACCTACAACGGAAACACCCAGATCAACTCTGCCAGCACTCACTACATAGGGCGTCAAGCACCAGCGGACTCGGGCTATCTTGGAAAATACCTAGCCGACTACCACTTCATCGACGGCCAAGCAAAAGCAGCCACCGACTTTGGAAAGACAGACGACAACGGCCAATGGGTGCCGAAGGCATACAGCGGCAGCTACGGCGACAACGGGTTCCATCTGGATTTCGCAGATGCTGGAGCTACAAGCGGGAGCAATGCTGGTGCGGGGAAGGATGTCAGCGGTGAGGGCAATTATTTCACCACAGACGACATAGGCAGCGAAGACCAGATGGGGGACACGCCCAGCAGCGGGAAGAATTATGCCACACTTAACCCTCTGGACGAATGGGCTGGCGACGGTGTTTTTGCAGAAGGCAATTTATCATTCTCCACAACCGGGGCATTTGGCCGAGGCGTGGCAACAATTCGCCCCAGCAGCGGTAAGTGGTACGGTGAGGTTTATATTACGAATCACGAACGGTTCAGCATGGGCGTGATGAACGAAACCGGAGCCGATTCACTTCAAGGGGGAGGCACTACTAATTCGGCTATATTAAATTATGCAGGCGGGACTTACTGGGATACCAATCCCACTAGCAGCCACGTTTCCGCACTTGCCAACGGGAACATAGTTTCGTTCGCGCTGGACTTGGACAATGACATTTTATGGTTCGCAGTAAACGGCACATGGGCGCAGAGCGTGAGTGTAAGTGCCATCGAGGCGGGAACAACCACTGATTCATTTACTGACGTAATCGGCTCCACCGTCCCCGTCACGGGCGACCACATTGCGATGTTCGTTGAGAGCAATTCAACCACTGATGATATGGGGTGCGTGGTTAACTTCGGCCAAGATGCCACATTCAACGGCAACCACTCTGGCACTCCAGTAACCGGAGGAAACGGCGAGTGGGCTTATGCGCCACCGGATGGCTTCAATGCCCTCTGCACCGCCAACCTAGATGCCGATGACTATGCAAGCGTGAACAATGCGGTTGATGCTGAGAAGGCGTTTGATGTGAGCTTGTGGGAAGGCACGGGAACCACCCCGATAACAATCACAACGGGCATGGATACTGGGTTGTTATGGATAAAAGATAGAGAATCTGGTGGTCAAGAACATTACCTGTTTGATTCAGTAAGAGGGGTTGCGAAAGCGGTATATGCCAGCCTCAGTAACGCAGAATACAGCGAGGTTGGGGAATTAGACAGCCTCACCCCAACGGGTGGGGGTTATACGATAAGCGGCGGTGGTACTAATAGTACTGGTGACGACTATGTTGGTTGGTCGTGGAAAGCTGGCACAACCACCGACGATAATTCCAGCGTAGGTAACATCAATTCTGGTTCAACTGGTTACAGCCAAAGTCGCAACTCCACCGCTGGCTTTAGCATTGTCCAATACTCCTCAAATGAATACCCCGGAAACTACGGTTCCTCATTATACTACGATAAGGTTGCCCATAACCTCGGTGCTGCACCGGAAATGATAATCATCAAGAACCGGGATGATTCACAGAACTGGGCTGTCTGGCACAAGTCACTTTCAGACGATAATGAATTGGCACTCAACAGTGATGCTGCCCCTACAACCAATGGATACTTCCCCACCTCCGAGCAAGCCCACACGGACACTTACTTTGTGATTGGTGGTGATTCATCATCGGGCGGGTACGAGCCTGTGAATCATTACGACCAAGGGACGTTTGAGGCTAATAAGTTTATCGCTTACCTGTTCCGGTCAGTCCCCGGTTATAGCCACTGCGGCCATTACGACGGAACGGGTTCCACGAATTTCCAGTACACGGGCTTTCGTCCTGCCATGCTGATTGTCAAGTGCCTCGATGGAACCAACTCTTGGATAATGTTCGATTCAAGCAGGGACACCCATAATCTTACATGGAAACACCTGTTCCCCGACGTCTTCGATGCCGAGCCTACGAGCGGCACATCCAACAGCGTGGATTTTGTAAGCAACGGTTTTGTGCTGAGAACTGGTGACAGCAGCACCAACTCATCATCCACGAATTATGATTACGTCTACTACGCCGTAGCAGAGAACCCATTTAAATACGCAAACGCGAGGTAACAATTATGCCATACTACTGGACAGCAACAGACATCGAACAGCCACTCAATAAAGGCTTCACACGCAATGGCACCCAGTATCCACGCAACTGGCTAATTCATGCCAGCCCAGAGGAGAAAGCCGCCATCGGCATCGAGTGGGTCAACGATGATCGCCCAAAGAACAACGAGCGGTACTACCGTATCCGTGGACGCCGTGGTGACTGGACAGTGGAACCAAGGGACTTGGATGAGCTAAAGGCAAGAGCCGTAGCCGACTGCAAGAAACACGCAGGGAACCGATTGGCTGACACCGATTGGCTGGTGGTGAGGAAGATGGATTCTGGTGCGGTGATACCGGAGGACGTTGTGGAGTTTCGTGCAGCCACCCGCGCCTACTCCAATGAACTGGAAGCCACGATTAACGCCACCGACTTTGAGGGGATTCAGAAGGTTGAGCAGGAGTGGCCGAAGTCAACGGAGGAGATACAGAGGGAAGCTGAAGCAGAGGCTGCGAGGTTAGAGGCAGAGGAACGGATGAATGATTAATTTGGATGATCTGAAAGTTTCTGCTGCATCGGTTACTGGAATAGGTAACTGGATGTTGCAGATAGATGTACTGCTCAAGGTGCTGATCTCTTTGGCTACCTTGGTGTACATCGTTATAAAAATAAAACAACAACTGCGGGAGAAGTAGGATGCCAAAAGGTTACACATCAAGCACAGCTCGGGAAACACCTAATGATTCCAAACACCGCAGGAAGATTGCTGCTGCCAAAAAAGCAGCTAAACAGGGTGGCCCCAAGTTGAATGCAGCGGTTAATAGGGCGGCAGCTCGCGCAAAAAAAGAAGCTGAGAAAAAAGCGATAGCGGGGGATGAGGAGAGAGAATTTGAAAGACAGGCCAATCGACGTTGGCTCTTAAAAGAAACTAAGAGAAGACTTAAGGAAGCAGAGAAGAAAAAGAAAGCTCCTTTAAGACCCGCCTTGCGGTTACAAATAATGCCATTGAATTAAAAGGCCATGATGAAGGGAAACGAGAACACAAACTCAGCACAAGGGCTCTTCAAGTCCCTTGAAAACCAGCGTTACACCTTTCTTGAAAGGGCTAGGGATTCTGCCAAGCTCACTATACCCACGCTTGTCCCGCCCGAAGGACATAATTATGCAACCAAGTATTTCACACCATTCCAAGGGATTGGCGCGAGAGGGGTTAATAACCTCGCCTCGAAACTTCTTCTAGCTTTACTCCCACCTAACTCCCCATTCTTCAGACTCGTTATCGATCCCTTTGAACTACAAAAGCTGGAAGGAGCCGAGGAGATTAAAACAGAAATGGAAAAAGCCCTGTCCCAGATTGAACGGGCAGTTATGCGGGAAGTTGAAACTTCAGCTATACGGGTTGGAGTCTATGAAGCTTTAAGGCAATTACTGGTAGCGGGTAATGTGCTGGTTAATCTGCAGGAAGAGGGAGGACTCAGGGTTTTCAAGCTGGATAGCTATGTTGTCAAGCGCAGCCCAGAAGGGGCTGTGGATTCCATAGTAACAAAGGAAAAACTCTCTCCAGCGTCCCTGCCAGCTAAAGTAAAACAAGCCATAGGTAAAGAAATTGATCCTGAATCAAACGATGGCTTTGTTGAATTATTCACAGCAATTGTAAGGGGAAAGAAAAAATGGGATGTATGGCAGGAGGTGAAGGGGGTCACCATCCCAGACTCAAGAGGTTCCTATCCATTGGATAAAAATCCATACTTAGCCTTGAGATTCAACCGGATCGATGGGGAAAACTACGGAAGAGGTTTTGTGGAGGAGTACATAGGAGATTTAAGGTCTCTTGAGGGTTTAACACAATCTATCGTGGAGGGAGCCGCAGCAGCTTCCAGATGTCTGTTCTTGGTGGCTCCCAATGGCACCACAAGGGCTAAGACTCTGGCTGATGCCAATAATGGAGCCATTGTTCAGGGGAGTGCCAACGATGTCTCCACGTTGCAACTGAATAAATTCAATGATTTCAAGGTGGCCTTGGATACCGTGAACACCATCAGCCAGAGGCTGGGGTTCGCCTTCCTGATGAACACTAGTGTCCAGAGACAGGCTGAAAGAGTCACTGCTGAAGAAATAAGGTACATGGCTCAGGAGCTGGAAAGCGCACTTGGAGGCACCTACAGCATTCTTTCTCAGGAATTCCAACTACCTCTCGTTAGTCTGCTTATGGGACGCATGGAAAAAGCCAAGAGATTGCCTAAAACCCCAATGAAGATTGTTAAGCCAGCCATTGTCACGGGGGTAGAAGCCCTTGGAAGAGGCAACGATCTGAACAAGCTGGATTTGTTTGTAGCCAGCCTTGGACAGGTGCTTGGGCCAGAGGCTATTGACCGCTATGTAAATGTATCTGATTATCTGGCAAGAAGAGCCACAGCCATCGGGATAGATACTGAAGGATTAATTAAAACTGAGGAACAGTTGGCGCAGGAGGCACAGGCAGCACAGATGCAGCAGATGACTCAAACGATGGGGCCACAAGGTTTAAAGAGTTATACAGATTTAACCATGAAAGCAGCCGATCAATCCCAAGAAGCGGGTGTTGAAGATGAAGGCGGGTTAAAGGCCAGAATTGGTCAATAAAAACAAAAGGAGCCAAAACATATATGAGTGCAAATACCGTAGTAATCAAGAGTCCTGTTTCTGGGCCAGATGCGCCTGAAGCTACTGAGGAAGAGGCTGTAGAGTCTCAACCAAGTGAGGCTTCTGGAGAAGAAGAAGCCGTAGAAGAAGAGGAAGAGGCTGTAGAGGCGTTGGAAGATGAT